GCTGCTGCATAGGGACGGCAGGCAGGAGTACTCGGTCGGGAACTGCGCGCCGGTGATGTACCCGTGGGTCGACCTGCCGGTGCCGCCGTATGTGATGGGCATCTGGTACGGCACGATGACGCCGACCGGCAGGCACTCGGCGGTGAGCAGGCCCGTGGAGATGATCCGCAAGAAGCTGCGCAACCTTGGGTTCTTCATCCGGGTGCAGAAGCAGAAGAACGGCAAGCCGCGGATGTACTTCCGGCCGTCCATTCGCGAGAGTTTTTTGTTTGCCGATGCGCTGCCGCCCGACATGATCCCGACGCAGTACGTGCACGCCTCAATCGAGCAGCGTCATCAGCTCCTGGAGGGGCTGTTGGACAGCATGTTCTTCCGCAAATACAAAAATTCGATCCGGTACGTGGCGTCGATGGCGGTTTACAAGGAGGCGAGGCTGTTCCAGGAGCTCATAGAGGGGCTCGGGTACCGCTCGGTGCTCTCAGTTCACAGCCAGACGGGGTCTTACATGCTCAGTTTCATGTTCGACTGCGCAAATCCGCGCTACTCGAGGCGTTTTTTGACAAAAATCGTCACGACCGAGCCGGTTCAGTGCTGTCATCTGCTGGCGGACCAGCCAATTTTGGTCGGAGAGGGCTTCATTCCGGTATGTTAAACAAGGCACAAGAGAAAATCCTCGCGGATTTTGCAAAAAACAACAAGCACTGGCCCAAGCCGCAGCTTGACGCGGCAATTTGGCAGGTAAAGTGGGCGCTGACGGCGCTCCCGCACCAAAAAGAGCCCGAAGATGGCGAGTACGACACGTTTTTGATGCTCGCGGGTCGTGGATCGGGCAAGACGCACACGGCGAGCCACTGGATCGGCATCCGGGCGTGGAAATTTCCGGAAACTCGGTGGTTAGTGACCGCGCCGACGTCGAACGACATCCGGGCGACGTGTTTTGAGGGTGACTCGGGGCTGTTAAACATCATACCGTCGTCGCTGATCAAGGACTACAACAAGTCGCTCTTCGAGATCACGCTGATAAACGGCTCGATCATCCAGGGCATCCCTGGATCGGAGCCGGAGCGGTACCGGGGTAAGCAGTACCACGGCGCGTGGTTCGACGAGCTGTGCGCGTTCGAGTACATCGACGACGCGTACGACCAGGTGCAGTTCACGCTGCGACTCAAGCACCCCGGCATCGCGCGGGTGCAGCAGATCATCACGACCACGCCCAAGCCCAAGGAGCTGATCGTTGACCTAAACGAGGGCAAGGTCGGCGGCGACGTGTACGCGGTCAACGCCTCGTCGTACGACAACAAGGAGAACCTGTCCTCCACGTTCTTCAAGCAGCTCGAGACGTACGAGGGCACCGACCTGGGCAAGCAGGAGATCTACGGCGAGATCTTGAACCCGGAGGACGCGGGCATCATCAAGCGCAAGTGGTTCCGGATGTGGCCGGCCAAGCGGGAGACCCCGACCCTGGAGTACGTGATCGCCAGCTACGACCCGGCGACCAGCGAGAAGACACACAACGACCCAACCGCGTGCGAGGTCTGGGGGGTGTTCGAGCAGAACGACGCGGGCACGTGCGTGATCCTGCTGGACGCGTGGGACGCGCACCTGTCGTACCCCGAGCTGCGCAAGAAGGTGATCAACGACTTCAAGGAGGTCGTGTACGGCGCGGACAACACGTTTGCCAAGGGGAGGAAGGCGGACCTGATCCTAATGGAGGACAAGTCCGCGGGTATCTCGCTCATCCAGGAGCTGCAGGGCGCCAGCGTGCCGGTGAGGGCGTACAATCCCGGACGAGCGGACAAGGTGCAGCGCGTCAACATCGTCGCGCCGCTGATCGCCAAGGGCAAGGTGTACGTGCCGGAGGATCCCAAGAAGCCGGGCGAGTACGCCGACTGGACGCGCCGGTTCATGCGGCAGGTGTGCTCGTTCCCAGAGTCTGGCGGCCACGACGACTACGTCGACAGCCTGTCACAGGCGCTGCGAGTATTGCGAGACTCTGGATGGATCCAGCTCGACCCGCTGCCGTCTCGGGACTACGACTACGCCGACGACAAGAAGCAGCGCTACAATCCGTATGCCCAGTAGGGCCGCCGGCTGCCGCTTTGTGTATAAGTAGGTTTAGGCACCCCCACACACAAAAAATACTATGAACCCGATCAAGACTCCACGCGAGATGCTGTTCGAGATGCTTGGCGTTCCCAGCATGGCAGGCGGCGGCGTTCTCGCCTCCAGCGTGCAGAAGGCCATCGCCGCGTTTAAGCGCATGTACGGCAAAGAGCCAAGCCCCGAGGACATTAAAGCCCTGGAGGCGTACGCCGAGAGCATGAGCCAGCCCACGAGCGGGCTTCGCACCGGGCAGTCCGCGGTGCCGCGCGCGCAGTACGAGCTGGCGACCGACCCGAACATCATCAACCCCGACCTTGCAAGGGATGAGTTCCTGCTGCAGAGCCTGACGGGGCGCACGCAGAAGGGCACACGCCTGGCGCCGAAGGTGTACGACGTCACCGACCCGGTGAACATCCAGCGCATGGAGGCCAACCAAATGGCCGGCGCGTACGACGACATCACCGAGGGGCGTCAGTTCGGATCGGTCACGCCGAGCGCGGACTACTTTGCGGGGCAGGCCGCGGCCAGAGAAAACGCCGCGTTGGGTGCCGGGAAGATCCCGCTCATCGACCAGCTCAAGATGCAGTTCTTCAAGCAGACCAACCGGTACCCCACCGACGAAGAGCTGCAGGCCGTCATCGCGGAGTACAACCCAATGCGGCACCGGTACGGCGCACGCGGCGCGTCGATCGTTGGAGAGCGACCCGCCACGGCCAAGGGCATGCAAGACTGGAGGGGCCAGGCGCGCACCGAGGGTATCCCGGAGGCGTACCTCAACAAACCACCCGCGGACTACCCGCAGTACCTCAAGGACGAGCTGGACATTCTGAAGGGTCGTCTGCCGGGCGTCGCAGCCAAGCAGCAGCGCGCCCGCAAGGGGTCGGCGCCAACACCTGGCAGCACGATCACACGCTACGACGAGATGGGCAACCCCTTAGAGGTTCAGAACTTTGCAGCCGGCAGCCGCGCGATCAGCCCCGAGCAGATGCGATTCGACATGGCCGCAACCGGCCGCAACCCCAGCAAGTTTACCGACCCGTACCAGAGAGCGCTCTCAGAGGCGGTGCCCGGAGACGCAAGCCGCGTCAGCCCGAGCGTGCTGGCACGGGCAAAGCAAAGAGCCGCACGCCTTGGCGGCGCCGGCCTGCGCGGGCTTAACGTTGCCGCCGTGCCGTTAAGCGCGTATGATACGGGCGACAGGTTCGCGCGGGGTGATTACCCCGGGGCTGCGCTCAGCGGGGTTACAACCCTGGCGAACGCCGCGGCGCTGTACCCACCGCTCACGGTTCCGGCCTCTGTTGTCGGGCTGGGGGCAGAGGGCGCCAACATGTTGCGTGATTATTTGATGACGCCAAAATCCGTTATGGAAGAGATGAAGTAATGCCCCAACTACCGAAGATGCCGCTGCAGCAGGGAGCCAACATCCCAGCGTTTGACCTGGAGAAGGAGGAGTCCTTTGAAGAGGCGCTCAAGCAAGAGGCCGAGATCGAGCAGATCGAGGACTTCCTTGGGCTTGAGCCTGGAGAGGCTGACGAGGAGGTAATCGAGCTCGACGACGGCTCGGTGGTGATTAACTACAAGCCCACCGAGGGCCCGAACCAAAACCCAGAGTTCTACGAGAACCTGGCCGAGGTGCTCGAGGAGGGGACGCTTGACGCGCTCGCGCAAGAGTACACCGAGTACATCGAGGTGGACCGCGAGGCGCGCAAGGAGAGAGACAAGCAGTACGAGGAGGGCCTGCGCCGCACTGGGTTGGGCAAGGACGCACCCGGTGGGGCGACGTTTGACGGCGCCTCGAAGGTGGTGCACCCGGTTATGGCCGAGGCGTGCGTAGACTTCGCCGCGTCGAGCTCCAGGGAGCTGCTGCCACCCGAGGGCATCGTCAAGTCGGACATTAAGGGCGAGGCAGACCGCAAGCGTCTCGAGGTTGCAGATCGCAAGGCGGAGTTCCTCAACTGGCAGCTCTCGGAGCAGGTTGAAGAGTACCGCGACGAGATGGAGCAGCTGCTCACACAGATCCCGCTGGGCGGCTCGCAGTACTTCAAGTGGCGCTGGGACGCCGAGCAGCGCCGGCCGTGTTGCGAGTGGGTGCCGATCGATAACATCCTGCTGCCGTACGCGTCGACCAACTTCTACAGCTCGGCGCGCGTCACCGAGGTTCAGGACATCACCGAGGACGTCTTCAGGCAGCGCGTGGAGCAGGGCGTGTACCGCGACATCGACGGTATCCTTGCCACGAGCAACATCCTGGCCGACGACATGACCGCGGCCGAGAAGGCCAACAACAAGATTGAGGGCAAGTCCAACTCCGAGAAAAACATCGACGGCGTTCGGCGTGTGTACGAGATCACGTGCTTCCTGCGACTGGAAGACGACGGCGTCACAGAGGGTCGCCGCGCGCCGTACATCCTGACGATCGACGACACCTCGAGCAAGGTGCTGTCGTTGTACCGCAACTGGGAGAGCGGCGACGAGAAGCTCACCAAGCTTGACTGGCTGATCGAGTACAAGTTTATCCCCTGGCGCGGCGCGTACGCGATCGGGCTGCCCCACCTGATCGGTGGGCTATCTGCGGCGCTGACGGGTGCGCTGCGCGCGCTGCTGGACTCGGCGCACATCAACAACAGCCAGACGATGCTCAAGCTCAAGGGCGGGCGTATCTCTGGTCAGAGCGATCGGATTGAGCCGACGCAGGTGCTTGAGATTGAGGGAGCCCCTGGAGTCGACGACGTCCGCAAGCTCGCCATGCCGCTGCCGTTTAACCAGCCCTCGAGCGTGTTGTACAACCTGCTCGGCTGGCTGACGGACGCGGCCAAGGGGGTGGTCACCACCGCCGAGGAGAAGATCAAGGACGCCAACGCGAACACCCCGGTTGGCACGACGCAGGCTCTGATCGAGCAGGGCGCCAAGGTCTTCTCCAGCATTCACGCCAGGCTGCACAGGTCACAGAGCAGATCGCTCAAGGTGCTCTCGCGCATCAACCACTGGTATCTTGACGAGATGGACAATCAGTCGGGCACCGAGATTGAGGTGCGCGACTTTGCGGCCAACAACGACATTCGACCGGTTTCAGACCCCAACATATTCTCTGAGACCCAAAGGCTTGCCCAGGCACAGGCTGTGCTGCAGATGGCAAGCTCAGCCCCACAGCTCTATGATCTGCGCGCTGCGCACCGGCGGGTTCTTAAGCAACTTAAAGTCCCTGCCATTAACGAGATATTGCCCGATCCGGAAGGAGTCAAGGAGTCAAATCCTGCGCTGGAGAACGTGGCAATGTCCATGGGCCGCCCCGCGGCGGCCTACCCCGACCAGGACCATCTGTCGCATATCAAGGTGCACCTTGCGTATGCGCAAGATCCCAACTACGGTGGCAGTCCACTCATAGGGCCCCAATTCGCTCCGCACGCCTTGGAGCACATCAAGCAGCATTTGACGCTGCACTACCTGCAGTCGATGCGCGCGTACGTGGCCGAGGCAACGGGCGGCGAGGACAGCCTGAAGCTTAACGAGGAACGCCCGCTCACGCTGGAGGACCAGCAGGCACTGGCGCTGGCCTCGGAGATGGTGAGCCAGGACGCACAGGTCACGTTCTCACAGGCTCAGCCGATGATCCTGCAGCTGGCGCAGAAGGTGCAGCAGGCTCAGAAGGCCGCCGC